CCCACGCAGATGACTGTGCATCATATCGATGGGAACTTGAACAATAGTGCTATGATCAACTTGCGATCAGTGTGTCTCAACTGTGTTGAAGTTGTAAAGCGTACGCAGACTATTTGGAAGCCCGGTGATTTAGAAGCAGATCACTGACCTGTGAGTATAGATCATCGATTGTACCGTCATTGTCCAAGACAGCATCAAAGTCTGTACCTATCCATGCCCATTCACTTGGGTGTATCTTGTATGAATCTAAGATCGACTTGTTGCTTGCCCATGACAAGTTTTTTGTCGGGCCCTTGTTGACAATCTCTGCTGAATGATACCAACTTGGGTCGGGACCACGATGAGTGCGGATCACAATGCCACCAGCATCTTTGATAGACTTGATTTCGTTTGGGAAACGCACATCAGAAATGACAATGTTGACAGGTGCGCTCATAAGCTTGCGCTCGACACTGTGAATCCAGATGTTGTCGTGAAAATGATGTCTGAACAATTCTGTGCCAAAGTTTTGCAGCACCCATCTTGGAGTAAAGTTGGGCATGTCAAGCTTGTTTGCCCACCATTGATCCACCTGCTCACGCCATTCTCGTGATGCTTTGGTTCTGCCTTCAAGCATGGATCGATCCCAAGAAAAAATTGCCGCCACTGCATCTTTTAGAGAACCGGCAAAACTTATGCGTCTAAACTCATGAGTGTTCACGAGAATATCTGCGACCGTATCTTTCCCGCTTGAAATCAACCCACAAATGCCAATGATAATTTTTTCATTTTTCATGTTTCAATTGTATCATGATGAGTGTTGTGCGTCAAGAGTTTTGGACGAACTGATGATGAGATCAAGTTTGTCCGGATGAAGTGTCTCTGTGAAACCATTTGGAAGTTGATCTCGTGAAACATAGTTCCCACCGTGAGTTCTCTTGATGTTGAGTTCCCAGTCCAGTGCTTCACGTCCGGTGTCATATCGTTTGGACTCGATCAGAGTGAAGTTGCCTGCTGTTCGATGTTGTGCCAAGCGAGTTTTCAGATTGTTTGTGATGCCATATTTGATGAAGTCATCGAACAACAAGATGTAGGAGTGTGCTGACTTGTTGACATCGAATCCATATCTCGCACAAGACGGACAATTTGTGCCAGAGATCACGTTGTTGGGTGCTGTTCTCCATTCATGTCCAAGCGAACATCGAAACGTTGATCTCGTGTGAAGTGACACGCACTCGTCGATCATTTCAACATCGCGACCTTCATCGAGCATCTTGACGTTTATCTCCTCTCGTGTCCATACCGCACAGTGCGGGCAACCTCCGGCATACATGACTATTCTCGGAAGAGACATCCATTCGTGTCCTTTGTCACATCTGAACAACGTCTTTGTATTGTTCGAGACATATTCTCCGATGAGCGTGATGTCTCGACTGTCATTTGAAAGATGCTGATTCACGCTGCTCTTCGTCGATTTGCGTGTATCGACTCGACATTCTGGACAACCTCTGCGAAAAGACAGCAAACGATGCGGAGGAGATGTCCATTCGTGATCGTTGTCACATTTGAAGAGAGTCTCTTGATGTGTGCCGAGATATTCTCCGATCATGTCGATGCCAGGGTTGTCTCGCTGTATACGAGCAACCACATCTTCTTTCGTGGATCGCAATGTTCGTGTCTTCATCGTCACATTGTATCATGATGACATGCTGATGTCAAGAGATGTGGATAGACGGAGAGCCTTGACAGGCTTGCTTATCCCTGTACCCAAGAATATGGTTCCGAACCGTCCACAAATCTGTGAAGCTCTTCGATCAGTGCCAGTTGCAGTGCTGCACCCTCAGCTTTCATGGCAGCGCCATTGAGCGAAGTTCCCCCTTGTGGCCCTGCGATTGTGCCGTATTTTTCACGAGCTTCGCCGATTGTGATCTTGAGTTGGGCCAGCGTCCAGTTTGACAACCACACACCGATTTGTGGGTCTTGAATCAGCACGATCTCTGGTTTCAAGTTGTCAGTCCACAGCAGAATGCGTTCTCCTGTGCCCTTGAAGTCACGCACAAACTGAATCTCTTTTGTCACTGAGTTGAATGTATAGATGACATACCCACCGAACATACGTGCAGCAAGTTCAACATAGCCTGCATAGAAGTCGTATGTTGCAAGACCACCTGCATAGTTGTAGTTCAACAAGTATGTGTTGAGAATGGCAGACGAGAATGGGTCGAATGATGTTGCAGAGGGACCTGTCTCAAGACCCACAGTGCGTCTGAATGCTTGACGAACCTTTGTGACTTCTTGAGGGAGTATGTATGAGTTTTGATTTTGCTGAATCTCAAGCAGCATGTACGCTTCCTCATAAGCGTTTTGACCACGCTGTCTGTATGTTGCCACGGCAAAGTTCCATGCAGCATTGTAATGTTCGGGATCGAGTTCAAGATCGATGATGCCTGCGCCGAGACGCAAGGATATGTTCTTGAAAAGTGCTTCTTTGAGTTGCAGGAGGTCGGCCATAAAAAAATACCCTATCAGTGATAGAGTATTTAGTCCTGCAAGTATAATGCGTAGATTAGTAAGCTTTGAGAATGATCATTGCATCGTTTGTGCGACCGTTGGGTTGCGCTTGAACGGCATTGACATCTGTAAACACTTTGCGTGATGCTGGCTTACCACCTGCCATTAGTTTCTTCAGCACATCAGCGGGCTTGCGTAGCGTCTTGACACCCGACTTTGTAGAATCGAAACCAATGATTGTCGTACCCTTGACTGACATTGTACCGATATGCGAATCAGCAATGTAATAGTGCAGCTTGCGCTTTGCCGTATCATACAACCAGATTTCAGTTGTATTCAACAGTGTCTTGGGTGCCACAGAAGTCAATTTGAATTCTGCAAACTCTTTCAAGTACTTGAGCTTTGCCACAACTTTCTCAGGTGCAATTGCTTTTTTCTTGCGTGGAGCCTTTGAAGCTTTCTTGACTGCCAGATAGCTTTGCAAACTTGCCAGTACTGCCTCGCAGAACTTGATCAGTGCTTTGAGTTGTGTCTTGGTCAAATGATTGTACGCTTCCGACAGTTGATCGTCTCCGCCGTCCAAGACAGTTTCAAACTCACTCAGCTTGACTTTCCAAATTTCAGTGATCAATGACACGTGTTGTGGCATAATGTTGCGTTCAGTCATAAGACCTACGCTGTTCACTGAAATAGCGTTTGCTTTGATGCCGTTTGTGATAAAGTCATCAAGCCAGCCCTCGATTTCGCCAGCAACTTCACGAGTGCGCTCACGCATGATCTCTTGAACGTTGGGACGAGCGGCAGCAGGAACTTCTTCTTTCTCTGCTGGCGCGGTTGAGGATTTTGCTGCAAGTTTAGGACCCGATACTGACTTTGCCAAGCGACCGATTTCTGAATGCAGTGCTGTTGTTTCAGGCTCAGACAAGTTTAGTCCACGCAAATATGTACGTGCCAGCCAGCCAAGCGTCAAGAATACTTCACGTTCATCACAACGTGACAACATTTTTGCCTCAGGGTGCCCAGTTTGATTTGCGTAATCTACTAAGAATATCTTAGCGTCTTTGTGCGAATAGAATCGATTGTACCAATTGAATGCCACGACTCGTGCCAAGCATTGCTTGTCACTGTCAGGCTGTGTTGCAAAGATCGGCTCAGTGCCCCAATTTGGCGCATCTGCGTCACGAGGTTTCAAGTCTGATGCGATTGTGCGTTCACCCACTACTAAGGGTTTTTTAGTTGGTTTTGTTGCCATTTTGTGCCTTTGGTTAAAATTTCAGTACAATGTGTATTATACTCTAATATCTATTTATTGTCAAGTTCTTTTGGATGCGCTATAAACGATAAATACTCTTATGCCACGCTTATCCCTTTGGAAAACCATACCGCAAAACGACTACAAATACTTTGATAAGATTATCAAGGAAATGTTTGTGGTCGGCGGAACTGACTTGTACATTCACAAGTATCTGGGCACAAACAACCCAGCGAATAGTACGGATGCTACTCAACCGCATTACGATGAAACCAAGCCAACGAACATTCAAGACTTGCTGTTCTTGGAAAACCGTGATCGCAAGTATTCTCAGAACATCTATCGACTGCGTGGGCACTACAACGTTCAGAACTTAGACTTTGATTTGAGTCAGTTTGGGTTGTTCTTGACAAGCGATATTATTTTCATCACTGTACACTACAATGAAATGCTTGACATCATTGGGCGCAAGTTGATGGTGGGTGACGTGTTTGAATTGCCGCATCTTGAAGACTTTCATCCGCTGAACACCGACATTCCCGTTGGACTTCGCAGATTCTATCAGATCACTGACACAAACTATGCCTCTGAGGGTTTCTCGCCAACATGGTTCCCGCATCTTTGGAGATTGAAGTGCGAACCACTGGTCAACAGTCAAGAGTTTCAAGACATTCTGCTTGACCCGATCAACAAAGACAACTACATGGGTGAGTGGGATCCGAATACAACTTATCAACCTGGATACACTGTGAAGTATGGTGACAAGATATACACGCCTGTCAAAGAAGTACCACCGGGAGTGAACCCTCCAAACGCAGAATACTGGCGTGTTAGCGAAGAACAAAATCTTGTTGACATTGTTACCACGTACAAGACTAACCTTGCTATCAATCAAGCTGTTATCAATGAAGCAAAGCGTGTAGTACCCTTGAGCGGATACGACACATCAAACTTGTACATTGTGCCTACGTTTGTAAACAATATCCCTGCTCCGCCTATCAACTTGATTGTACCCAGCACACCTGCCAGTGGTCGTGCTGTACTGACACCGCAAGCAGGGCGCATTGAAGTCATTCGTGATCCGAACTATAAGTATGGCAGTGCTGTTGTTAGAATACCATCGGGCTTTACTCTTGGGCAAAATCCGTTCACTGTTGTCACAATGTCACCGGGACTTATCGAACCGTTTCGCACAGATGCGGGTTCTGGACAAGTATTTCCTGATTTAGGTCTTGCTGTCACTGTATTCGATGATGGTCCCGCAACAGGACCCTATGGTACCGCTGACAACACATACGCAACTGCTGATCAGTACATTGATTTCATACTGACTGCACTGACAGCGCCAGCAAAGAGCACTGTGATTCCATTTGAGGGTCCAGTTCCAAACGAATTGACACTTGGATTGGTCATTCGTGCTACTGTATACAGCGAGAACGGCACACCATCCGTAATTTTCCAAAACGGTACCACTATCATTGCAATTGATCGTGAGTTGAACACACTTGCTGTTAGCTTGCCTACACTTGCTGCAGTTGCCGATGGCACCGCACTTGAAATCAGCTATAACTTTGATGGTATTATCTCAGATGTCATGGACTTCCGTGCTGACTGTGACCCATCATATCAGTTTATCAAGCGTTTTACTCCACGCAACTTCTCATGGCTCAATGGATACATGACAGGCGATGGCAAAGCTCCAAACGGAGAACCATTCAAGAGTGGTATTGCATTCCCTGCTGATGCCAAGACAGGTGATTACTTCTTACGCATTGACTATGTTCCACAATTACTGTTCCGCTTTGACGGATACGTGTGGTGGGCAATTAGTCAGAACGTTAGAACTGATACAGGCTTTACCGAAGATGACTTTAGCCAGCTATCACGATTCATCAATGACAAGACACGCACAAAGACAAGTGACGGTGGTACAATACCAGTTCGTGAAGGTCTCAACGAGATTCTGCGCCTTAAGCCCGACAAGTAATAAATACTCTACTACAAGAGAGTAATAAATGGCCCAATTCTTCTATGACGAGCAGATCAAACGATTTCTGCAACAGTTCGCCCGCATATTCAGCGAGTGGGATTGTACATTCGGCTTCGATCCCAAGGGCAATCGTATTCTGCATCGTGTGCCTATCATCTATGGAGATGGTTCACGACAGGCTGAGACAATCATCGACAAGAATTCGGCGTCAAATATGCCCTCAGCACCACAGATCGTATATTATATTTCGGGTCTTGAGTATGATCAAACACGCACACAGGATCCTACATACATTGAGAACTTGACTGTGCGTCAGCGTACGTTCAATCAAGAAACAGGCGAGTATGAGACCACACAGGGCAATGCGTTTACTGTTGAGCGTATG